ACTTCGGGATCTCTATAAATCACTAAAAAGGGCCAAAAATGAGAGGGAAAAGCAGGCTGTTATTAAAGCTCTCCGTGATCGTGATCTTGATCGCCTGCGCAAGCTGGTTCTTCGCTAGCTGCCATCGAGGGCCTCAGCTTGTGCCGGTTGGTGAGATCGACATCATCGGTTTCACGGAAGATGGAAACGTTATTGTCACTCCGGCCCTCATAGCCGACTATTACCGGCTGAAAAAGCTTGAGAAGAAATGGAGGGAGGGGGGATGGATCAAGTAATAGGCCAGTGGATTCTTATCGGAATTGTGGTCGCATTTCAGGCCTTCGACAAAGTAAAAGCCTGGATGAATAACGGAGTCAATGGAAAAAGGCCGGCAAATGGGAACGGAAAGTTCCTCAATCATGAAAGTCGGATCAGTTCTCTTGAAGCCACGATGAAAATTGTCTGCCGGGAAATTGAAAAGATGCGGAAAGAAAACCGGGAAGACCATGAAAAATTATTCGAGAAATTAAGGGAGTTAGGCTGATGGAAATTAAGAGAGTTCCGATTTCTCAGGTAGAGCCCTGGGATAAGAACCCTCGGAATATCAAGACGAAAGACTTCGAACGCCTTAAAAAGCAAATCCTGGAACTTGGCATTTATAAACCTCTTATTTGTTACAAAGAAGGCGATAAATACATCACTCTTGGCGGAAATATGCGCCTTTTAGCTCTCCGGGAGCTGGGAATCCCGGAAGTGGAGATTTCAATCGTTCATCCCAAATCTGAGGCTGAGAAGATCAAATATAACCTCTCAGATAACGACAGAGCCGGAGAATATGACGATCAGGCTCTGGCTGAGCTGATCTATCCCCACCAAGATGAAATCCAGCTTGAAGATTTTAAGGTAGATCTGGGAGAGGCGATAGACCTGAAAGGTGTCATTGATAGCTTTGGCCCTGAGTTAGAAGACTTTGAGGAAGAGGAAATACCAGAAATTGACGATGGCCCGGCAGTAACACAGCCGGGAGATTTATATCAGCTAGGCAGGCATCGATTGCTGTGTGGGGATGCAACTAAAGAAGAAGATGTTAAGAGGCTAATGAATGGAGAAGAGATAGACGTTATTTTGACTGATCCACCATACGGAATTGATATCGTTAAAAGTGATGGATCAGTTGGTTATGGAGGGGAACTCGGGTTTATAGGAGCAAGAGGAATTGTTCCTGTAAATAGATATCCAAAAATTAAAGGTGATGACAAGCCTTTTGATCCCGGACATCTTTTAAAGTTGTGTAAAAACTGCATTATTTTTGGGGGAAATTATTTCGCTTCGAAATTACCTGATAAAGCCTGTTGGTTGGTTTGGGATAAAAGAGAACATATTCCATCAAATAATTTCGCTGATTGTGAGTTAGTATGGACTTCTTTTGATACCCCAGCAAGGATTTATCGTCATTTATGGAGCGGGTTGTTAAGAAAAGGAGGAAGGCAGGATGAATTAACAAACAGGGTTCATCCTACCCAAAAGCCAGTTGGTCTTATATCCAGAATTCTAGAAGATTTCTCAAAAGAAGGCGACAAGATTTTAGACCCATATTTAGGCTCTGGTTCTACGCTTATTGCTTGTGAAAAAACTAACAGGGTCTGTTATGGCATTGAAATAGAGCCAAGATATTGTGATTTAGTCATAAAACGTTTTGCGGATTATGTTGGTATCTCCGAAGAAGAAATCCGCGCAACGAGGGAAACATCATGAGTAAACGTCAAGAAATCAGACTCCGAAGAGAAAAAGTCAAAGTAATGTTGGGACTTGGTCTTTCAGGGCTAGAAATGTCCAAACAATTAGGGGTCGATTCTAAAACTATTTATAGAGATATCAAGGAAATCCGCAAAGAATGGGGTAAGGAAATTAGGAATATTAACCTTGATGAGTTTATCGGCTCTATCTGGGCCGATTGCCAGCGGAGAAAGAAGGAATATCAGAGGATTTTCCAATCAACTAAGTCAGAACAGGTGAAAATAAGCTGTCTTAAGGCTCAGGCTGAAGAGGATGAGCGGATTGTTAAAGTGCTTCAGTCAGTCGGAAAACTCCATAAAGAGCCTGAACGATATGAACATACGCTTGAGTTTAGTTTTGGGAACTAAGATGAATGAAAATCGTCGGATACAAACCTCGGGAAAGCCAGAGGTTAATCTTCGAATCAAAGGCCAGGTTTCTTATAGGAGATATGGGGAGACGCTGGGGAAAGACGATAACAGGGCTGAATTGGCTTCTGGAGGGATGCTGTCAGACTGGAACAATCAATTGGTGGGTGGCTCCGGTATTCGCTCAGAGCAGGATGGCTTTCCGGAGACTATTAAACGCAGCAAGGAAAGGAACAGGAATGAGAGCTTTTAATTCGGTATCAAAATCCGAGCTCAGATTTGAGTTCATAAACGGATCTGTTATCGAATTTAAATCCGCAGATAAGCCTGATAATCTCCGGGGGGAAGGTCTTTCCAGAGTTGTTATTGACGAGGCTGCCCGGGTAAAGAGAGAAGTCTGGGAAGAGATCATCCGGCCGGCAACTTCAGACACCCGAGGTCGGGTTCTTTTTATATCTACTCCTAAAGGAAAAAATTGGTTTTATGAGCTTTGGACGAGAGGTCAGGATCCGCTTCAAGAAGAATTTGAGAGCTGGAAATTCCCGACTTCAGACAATCCGAAAGTCCCTCCTGAAGATATAGAACATGCCCGACAGACTCTTCCCTGGGATGTCTTCCAGCAAGAATATTTGGCTGAATTTCTAGATAATGCAGCCGGTGTTTTCCGGAATGTGAGGGCCTGTATAGGATCAAAATCTAAGAGCCCTCAGAGAGGAAACACTTATTATGCTGGGCTGGATCTTGCCAGGTTAACCGACTTCACGGTGTTAACCATCCTGGACCAGAATGGCCACCAGGTCTATTTTGACCGCTTCAATCTTCTTGATTGGAAGATCCAGAAACGCAGGATCATATCAGCCTGCAATAAATACAAAGCCGAGCTTCTCATGGACTCCACCGGTGTGGGAGATCCTATTTATGAGGATCTAAGAGAAGCAGGCCTCAATGTCCGGGGATATAAGTTTACCGCTGACAGCAAGAAGAAACTCATTGAGTCTCTGATGCTTTCCTTTGAGCAGAAGAAGATCCGGATTTTGGATGAGCCGGTTCAGACGAATGAACTTGAGATTTTCGAATACAACATCAATCCATCAGGTTCGGTCAGTTATTCCGCTCCTGAAGGATATCATGACGACTGCGTTATTGCCCTGGCCCTGGCAAATTGGGCCTGGCGAAATCCTGGACCTATACCCCGGATAAGGAGAATTGGAGAATGAAAATCCTTGATATATTCCGGAAAAGCAAGACTTTCCGGGCAATCTTATTCTGGAAGGGGAATCAACCAGTCTGGACTCAGAAGGATTATGTCAGGCTGACCAAGGCTGGATATTTAAATTGCATGACAGTTTATGCCTGCGTCGATAGGCTCGCGAAGGCAGTCGGAGGCATCCCCTGGGTTCTTTATAAGAAACCCAGATCGAAAAGAGGCAAGATTGTAGAGTTAGAAGAACACCCTTTAGTTGATTTAATAAATCGCCCTAATCCTTTAGAAGGGCAATCCTTTTTCTTTCAGAAAGTCACCGCTTATCTTTACTTGGCGGGCAACTCATATATTGAGCGCGTAGGTCCGAAAGTCGGGCCTCCGAAAGAGCTTTATAGCGTCCGGCCTGACAGGATGAAGGTTATTCCCGGAGGAAAACAGCTTATAAGCGGTTATCAATACGAAGTCGCCGGTCAGAAAGAGACTTTTAATTTCAACCAAATTTTACATCTTAAGCTTTTCCATCCTCTTGATGACTTCTATGGGTTAAGCCCTCTGGAAGTGGCATCAAAGGGGATTGATATCTCCAACATGGCGATGCACTGGAACATGAAACTCCTGGAAAACGACGCCAGACCTCCCGGGGCCCTGGTTACTGAAGGAAATCTGACAGAAGAACAATTTGAGCGCCTGAAAAAGGAGATAAAAGAGAAAATTTCAGGATATGAGAATGCCGGGAATCCCCTTCTTCTCGAAGCTGGTCTTGACTGGAAACAATTCGGTCTTTCTCCCAAAGATATGGACTGGTTAAATTCTGACAAAGTAATGACTCGAAAGATTTGCACTGTTTACGGAGTTCCCCCGGAACTTCTGGGAGATACAGAGCAGAAGACTTTCTCCAACTATAAAGAAGCAAGACAGGCTTTTTATACAGAAACAGTTCTTCCTTTTATGGACATTCTGAGAGCGGAATTTAATAACTGGCTCACGCCTCAGTTTGGAGAAAGGCTTTATCTGGATTATGACCGGGATGAGATAGAGGCTATCCAGGAAGACCGAAATAAGGTCTGGGACAGAGCGGTTAATGGAGTCAAAGCGGGGATCCTGACCATTAATGAGGCCCGGGGTCTTCTCGGATATGAGGAGATAGACGGAGGGGATATTGTTCTTACACCCGGGAATATGATCCCTCTCATGACTTTGAGCAAGAACATAATTGAGGAATGAAATGATGCTGAATGTTGAAACAAAAGAAAAGATCATCCTGCTGACGGACTTCTCTGCTGTGGCTTCACTTCGCAGATATGTTGATCGGAATGAAAAGAAGTTTAATGCGCTTCTTTCCAGGATGTCAGACCAGATTCGAGAGGCAATAAATATTAAAAGCGTTGAGAGAGCCATCCAACTAGGAAGTGTTCCTGTTGAATGGCAGGACAAGATAAGAGAAGCGGTCCGGGAGTTTGTAAGAGACGGAATACTTCCTGAATGGGTCCGGGCTATGGAGGCAGGATCAAGAGGGATTGTCCGAGAAATAAATCTTTGATAGAGGAGGGACTTTAATTGTCCAGATTTCAGAAGAGCAATGGAAAGCGATTAATGCGATTCTTGCTCAATACACGATTCAGGAGCCACTCTCGCCCTATCAGCTATTGAAAAAGATTAAACCACTCATTGGCTTAACTGAAAAAGAAACCCTTGCGGTTCTGAGATTTGAAGCAGCGCTCAGGGAAGAGGGCCTTTCCCCCGCGATAATACAGAAACAGGTCGAGCGCTACGCTTCATATCTCCATGAAAACCGAGCTTATAGGATAGCAAGGACTGAGCTTTCTTTCGCATATAACCGGGGCCAGCTTGAAGCAGTCCGCCAGGCTGTAGAGAGCGGATGGCTTCCCGGTCAGGCTAAAAAAGTATGGCTCACAGCTCCGGATGACAGGCTCTGCGATATCTGCGAGCCTCTCGATGGTGAGGAAAGGGACCTGGATGAGCCTTTCTCAATCGGGGAAGACGCTCCCCCGGCTCATCCTAACTGCCGATGTTCTGTGAGCTACCAAGTAAGGAGGGAATAATGGAAAAGAAAGTTTTTAAGTTTGAAATTAAAGGAATTTCAGAAGATGGGGAATTTGATGGGTATTTATCTACATTTAATAACATTGATCACGGAAAGGACATTGTTGAAAGAGGGGCATTCAAAAAAACTATAAGTGAGAAAAAGGACTTTCCTCTCCTGTGGTACCACTTCCCTTATGAACCAGTAGGAATGTTTACCGTGAAAGGAGAAGATGAAGTAGGTTTAGCCGTCCACGGGATTCTTGATCTAAATGTTCAAAGAGCACGGGAGTTGTATTCTCTAATAAAAAAATTCGGGGACAAAGTAATTCAAGGGATGTCAATGGGATATGATGTGATCAAAGAAATATGGGAAAAAGATATCCGAAGGATAAAGGAATTAAAACTTTGGGAGGGGTCTCTTGTTGTTTTTCCAATGAATCCAAGGGCTACAATTACGAATATAAAAGCTTTTGAAGACGATCTCGTAAAGGTTATTGATTTTGCAAATCAAGAGGAAAAAGCCGGTCGGAAGATCTCTTCTTCCAACTTGAAATTGATCAAACAGGCCATTGAGGCCTTGAATGCACTTCTTGAAGCTGCTGAGCCGTCTGATGACACTCAGGGCGACAAGAAGTCGCAGGATAACCCGGACAAGCCGGTCAATGTGGACCACTTGCTGGATTCAACAATCGAAGAGCTGAAAAAGCTCAAAAGCTTCAGAAAGGAGGAGTAAAAGTGGAACAAAAAATCCAAGAAATTCACCAGCTTGTCTCTGAGTTAAGGAAACGTTATGAGGAGTTCGAGAAAAAGAAATTCACAAAGGCTGAATTCGAGGAGTTCGAGCAGAAAATCAATGCCCGGATTGATGAGCTGGAAACCATGATTCAACGGCCTCAGATGAGCGCTGATGAAGACAAGAAAGACGAACCTTCTATTGAGGTCAAAGCTTTCTGGAACTGGGTCCGGAAAGGTGAGCTTTCTCCTGAAGAGCAGAAGGTAATGAAGATCTCCGATGATACTTCAGGAGGTTATATTGCTCCTATTGAGTTGTCTCGGAGGATCATCGAAAAGCTGACCGAGATTTCCCCGATCCGACAGATTGTTACTGTTGAGACTATCAGTGGAAGCGGGATCGAATTCCCGAAGGAGACCGAAGACACTGTGACTGCTGCCTGGCCGGATGAAGAGCTGGTCGCCGGTGATTACAAGTTCGGAATGGAAAAACTTGAGCCTTTCGAGGTGCGGGCTCTAGTGACCCCGAAGAAGACTCTGTTAGAGGATGCCTTCTTTGATGTCGAGGCATACATTATCCGGAAGACTGCGGAGAAATTTGCCAAGAAAGAAGGCCCGGCCTTTATTGCCGGTTCCGGAAACTCAAAACCGGAAGGCTTCCTGACTAATTCTGAGATTGAGGAAGTGGTCTCGGGTGATGCAGCTAATGTTACTTCTGATGGCCTGATCGACCTCGTCTATTCGGTTCCTGATTATTACGCCAGAAATGCCCGTTTCCTCATGAAACGGTCAACTGTGGGGAAGATCCGGAAACTCAAAGACAATGACGGTCAATATATGTGGCAGCCTTCGCTTCAGGCTGGACAACCTTCTACACTTCTCGGATATCCCATCGTTGAAGCTGTGGACATGCCTGATGTAGCAGCTAACTCTTACCCGATCATGTTCGGTGATTTCCGAGCTGCTTACATGATCGTCGACCGAATCAACATCGAGGTGCAGCGCCTTGTGGAGCTCTATGCAACTCAGGGTCTTGTTGGTTTCCTTTTCCGCAAACGAGTTGACGGTCAGGTTATCCTCCCCGAGGCTGTCCGGAAACTCAAAATCGCTGCTTCTTAAGGAGGTGTAAAGTGAGAGATTTACTTCATAATCTTTCAGAGGAAATTTCCCTTCAATTTGCCACAATGAAACAAGCCACGAATGGCCAGAATCTCATTGATCTAGCTGGCTATGAAGGAGCTCGAATAGTTATTTATTCAGGAAAGATTACTGACGGAGATGACTTTACTTTCGAGCTGAAACATGGGAATGAGGCAGACGGATCTGACCTTGAAACTGTTTCCGACTCCGATCTTGTTGGCTCTGAACCTGTTTTTGATGCAACAGAACAACATAAACCTAAAGCTTTTTGCTATGTTGGCCCAAAACGGTATATCCGGATTGATCTCAAGTCTGTGGCCGGCTCTCCTGCGACTGGAGGGGAATTCCTGGGAGTAGTTATTAAAGGATTTCCTCGTCATGCCCCAGTCAGTTGAGGTGAACCATGAAAGTCAGGATGTTGCAAACTATGAAGGGAAGTCCTGACGGAATACAGGTTGAAGAGTACAAAGTGGGGGAGGTCTATGATCTCCCCCCTTCACTCGCTTCGGTATTCCTGAGGGAAAAATGGGCTGAACAAGACAAGTCCTTGAAGGGACCTTCTGAAACAAAAGAGGTGAAAGGTGAGGCTAAGGCTAAAAACACCGCCAAGCGTCGAGCCGGTAAGTCTCGAAGAGGCTAAAAATTACCTCAAAGTCGAGACTGCGGATGATGACACTTTAATTTCTTCGCTCATCAAGTCTGCCCGAGAGCTTATCGAGAGGTATCTCCGGAAGGCTCTTATTACCCAGACCTGGGAAATGGTCCTTGATGATGGGGGATCTATGGTGGTGATCCCCCGTCCGCCTCTTCAGTCTGTTACGTCTATCAAGACGATAGCTGAAGATGGGACTGAAACGGTAGAGGATCCGGAGAAATATATCGTTGAGCTAGGCTATGATTCCCCGGGCCGGGTGATGCTCAAAAGCGGACAGACATGGTCTATTCATAGAGGATTTGCTTCTTTTATGGTGGAGTTTGTTGCAGGCTATGGGGATCAGGCCTCAGACATCCCGGAGGCCCTTAAACAAGCTATCCTGCAGCTGGTTGCTCATCTATATGAGAACCGGGGAGCGGAGGATATCCCTCTCCATATCAGGACTTTGATCAATCCTTATAGGGTATACTGGTTATGAAGAAGATTAAAATCGGAGATCTGCGACAGAGAGTAACGATAGAGAGCGCTGTTGTGTCTTCTGACGGATATGGAGGTCGTCCTAAATCCTGGGTTCCAATTGCTACAGTTTGGGCAAAAGTCGAACCTCTCCGAGGCCGGGAGTACTTCGAGGCGCACCAGATTAAAACCGAGGTCACGCATAGGGTCATAATCCGATATCGTCCTGATGTGACTCCACAAATGAGGGTGAAAGTTGGAGATAACCGATATCTTCTTATCGAATCAGTTATTGATATCGAGGAAAGACACCGGTTTTTGGAGCTTATCTGTCGGGAGGAAGGATGATGAAAGTTTCAATGGAAATGGTCGGGATGGATAAGCTGATGGAAGAGCTTGAGAGTTTTTCTCTGAGAAAAGCGAAGGAAGTATCCCAGGAAGTAAACGCTGCTGCGCTTGAGGTCCAGGATGAGGCGAAAAGAAATCTGACCGATTGGGGGGCCATAAATACCGGTCATCTTCGAAACTCAATTATTGCAGAAATGACAGCCGATAGAATGGGGGCTGAAGTGGGAGCTGATAAAGCCACTGCGCCTTATGCTCCCTATGTGGAATTTGGAACAAAGCCTCATTGGCCTCCTTCTGATGCGATAAGACGGTGGGTCCTGGATCATAAGATGCCTGAGACAGCTGTTTTTCCTATCAGCCTGAAAATCGCAAGACATGGAACGCCGGCCAGGCCGTTTCTTTATCCGGCTTTTAATAAAGTAGCTAAAGAATTTGTTCAACGGTTAAAGAGGTTATTCGAATGAACTTGTCATTATTAGAGCTTCAAAAGGCTATTTTTGAGAGATTATCCGGGGATCTATCCTGGGATGTCTATGATGATGTTCCCGAAAATGCTTCTTTTCCCTATGTGGTGACTTCAGGGATACTTTCTGACATCTGGAAAGACAAAATAAAGGCCGGAGAGGAAGTCGTTTTTACGATAGATATCTGGAGCGAATACCCGGGCAAGAAAGAGGTCCTGGAGATTGCAATCGCTGCTGTTCAATCACTGACCAGGGCGCCTCTCAGCCTTTCAGGGTTCAATGTTTATTGTGAGGAGATGGAAGACCTCCAGATCCTCGTTGATATTGACGGTAAGACCCGACATGGGGTCTTGAGATATCGCCTCCTGGTAGAGGAGGCCTGATAAAAAGGAGGTAAAGGACGGCGGCCAGAAAAATGCATCAATGGATTTCTCTCAGAGCTCAATTGATACAACTGATAAAGACAGCAATGGCTGGAAAGAAAGAGAGCTGGGAAATCGGGAAGTGAAAGTCGATTTCGACTCATTTCTGATTGAAGATGACGAAGGCTGGCTTGAATTGAAGAAGGGCCTGATAGGAGAAAACCATCAGAAATGTCATGTGAAACTTGAAACTGCTTCCTATGAGTATATCGGAAAATTCATCATGGAAGATTTAAATGTTGAAGGAGCGAATGAGGACATGGGAACAGTTTCTTTCTCTCTTGTAAGCGATGGACCAGTGACCGAGACTGCCAAAACTTAAAGTGAGGTGAAGCGTGAGGGAATATATCCTTGAACTCGATCGCCCTCGGAAGCTGAAATTCGGATTTAAGGCAATTCGGTTGATCAGAGAGCATTTCGGAGAGAAAGACGTTTCTGATCTCCTGAATATGAAAGTCGATGAGATGCCGATTATTGCCTGGGCCGGTCTTGTCCATGAGGACCCAGATCTCACCATTGAAAAGGTCGAGGATCTCCTTGATGGCTCTATTCCGGAGAGATACACGGTCGTTGAAATAGTGAATATTCTGGCTGAGGCTCTGGCTGATCATTTCGGTGTTTCAGAAAAAAAAACGACCTCCTCAAGAAGGAAAAAGAAATCGCCCGGGCTGTCGGAATCACTCAGAAAGAACTCGAAGAGCTGACTCCTTCTGAATTCTATGAGAAGGTGGAAATTTTCAATGAGAGGGAGCGGAGAGAGTGGCAAAGGACGGCCTGGCTGGCTGCTGCGATTCTCAACGCCTGGAGTTCAAAACGGATCAGACCGAAGGACCTTCTCCCGGATGTTTTTCCGACAAGAATCATGACAAAAGAGGAGAAAAAAAGGGAACTTGAAGAGATTAAGAAGGCGGTAAAGGGATGACGGTTAAATCGCTTCTTGTGAAGATTGGAGCAGATGTTTCAGAGCTCCAGTCTAAATTAAGGACTGCTGAGACTACGCTTAAGAATCACCAGAAGACTTTCAGAGCTGTCGGAATGGCGATGACAGCTATCGGAGGGGGAATAATAGGGACACTCGGGATGATGACGAAGGAATACATGAAGGCCGGTGATGAGGTCCAGAAAATGGCTCTCAGAACCGGATTTTCAACTGAGGCTCTTTCAGAACTCCGTTATGCTGCCCAGATTGCAGGCGCAGACCTTGGAAGCCTTGAGAAAGGCGTTAAGAAGATGCAGAAGTCCATCGTTGACGCTTCAGAAGGGATGACAACCTATCAGAGAGCCTTCAAGAGGATCCACATAACAGTTGATAACCTTATAGGGCTTAAGCCTGAAGAACAGTTTATGGCAATAGCTAAAGCTTTAGCTGCGACTGAGGATCCAACTGTCAGGGCTGCCGCTGCGGTGGATATTTTCGGAAGGGCCGGGACACAACTATTGCCTTTATTTGATCAGGGTGTTGACGGGATGGAAGAGCTCCGGCAGAAAGCCCATGAATTAGGAATTGTTTTTGATCAGGACGCTGCCGACAGCGCTGCTGCTCTTGTAGATGCCCAAACTACATTGAAAGAGTCATTCAACGGTCTAGCTAATACGATAATCACAACCGTTGCTCCAGCTCTTACCTCTATGATCCAGAGCGTCACAAATACAATTACCAAGATTAAAGACTGGGTCAAAGAACATCCTGGGTTAACTTCTTCTTTAGTGAAAGTGGCTGGTGCAATTGGAGGAGTAATGGCGGCTTTGGGCCCTTTTGTCATGATCATCCCGAAGATTGTTTCAGGTCTTAGTTCCATGTTTGGGGCGGGAGTGAGGCTTGCCGGGGGTTTGGTTAAATTAGGTGGATCAGTTGGCAGCCTTATCACAAAGCTTGGTGGACTCCAAACCGTGACCCTGGCAGCTGGAGCTGCTTTTGCAGGCTGGCAAATTGGCCGATTTATTGGAAATATTGAAATCGCAGGAAAAACGATTGATGAGAGGATTACAGGAGCTTTAGAAGGGGCTATTGAAAAGTTAGGTCTCTTTGGCAGCCAGGCAGAGCTTGCAGCCGGCCAC